ATTGTTAAAGATGCACAAAATAATGATGTAACAACTATTGTGAATTTATATCCTATGTTTGAATTTTTACCGGCATCTATTATTTCAAATGAGGAATTAAATTCCAAAACATTAATTTATAAATATAGAAGGTCAGGTTATGATAGGATTATTTAAACATTTATGGGCGTTTATTCAAGTGCCATTTAAACCAATACCAGAAGGTCTTTGGTGCGGTGAACCATTTGATTGTATCTTATCTACATTCCGGAAAATTGATAAGAATGGAAATTCAATTGTAAAATATTGGCACGAACCATTTGTATGTAATGGAAAATGTAAATATAAATGGGTGCGTGGGTATGTGGATTTTAAATTTAGTGAATCTACACCAACGATTACATTTGATGATTTTTGATTAAAATGAGTACAAAGTATCGCTTGATGTGTTGCGATTGAACCTTGCGCTTGTAAACGCACGTAATGAGCATCTTATCATTTGATTATAATTAAGTTCGGCCTAGTTTTTGACCACCCTGGCCCTAATCCCTTGACATTTCAGTAAAATAATGATATAATAATAATGAGTAAAATATATGATATTATTAGATCTTTCACAAATATGTATCAGTAACATATTTATGAATATTAAAAACCTGAAAAGGGCAAATGAAGAATTGGAAGAACATGAGTTTCCTGGAATGCCAGGAACTAAAATGCCACTTAATGAGGATCTTATCCGTCACATGATTTTAAATTCTATTCGGATGTATAGAACTAAATTTAAAAATAAATTTGGTGAAATTGTAATCTGTGTAGATAATAGACATTATTGGCGAAAAGAAGTATTTCCACAATATAAAGGTGATAGAAAGCAGAAAAGAGAAGATTCTGTATTGGATTGGAATCTTATTTTTGATTGTATAAATAAAATTAAAGTTGAACTCCGTGAATATTTTCCATATAAAGTAATTGAAGTGGCTGGGGCGGAGGCTGATGATATTACCGCAGTAATTGCCAAGCGGGAATATAAAGCGGAAAAAATCTTAATTTTAAGTGGTGATGAAGACTTTTTACAATTACAAACATATCCAAATGTAAGTCAATATGCGCCTGTAAAGAAACAATTTCTTATATCCAAAAATCCAATAGAAGATTTACGGGCACATATTATGGTTGCGGGTGATGATGGTATTCCAAATTTCCGATCTGCGGATGATTCGAAAATAAACCACATTCGGCAAATAACTATTCGTAAAGATGATTTAACCAGATGGATTAAAGAATCAAATCCAGAAAATTTTTGTGATATTAAAATGCTCCATGGGTATAAACGTAATCAGCAATTGATTGATTTTGATTTCATTCCCATAGAAATACAGAAAAAAATTATTGATGAATGGGAAAAACCATTTGAAATTGATAGAAAGAAATTAGTACCGTATTTTATTAAATATCAATTAGTGGAGTTGATGGATAAGATACAGGAATTTTAAAGATGACAGATAGAACTATAAAGGAACTTACTATGACGTTTACGATACCAGAAATTTTGGCAAAATTTAGAGCATGTACTACAGAAGATGAATTAAAAAAAGTGATTTGGAAGTACCAATCACCCGCATTAAAAATGATGTTTCAATATGTTTTTCATCCAAATTCGCATTTTTCATTTACTGAATTGCCAGATTTTAAACCGGATCCGGGGCCACTTGGATTGAGTCCAAATAATTTAACAAATGAAATGCGCCGGTTATATATTTTTATGGATTCAAAGAAAATAGATCATGATAAAAAAGAACAATTACTAATTCAATTATTAGAATCTGTTCATCCTACTGAGGCTGCATTGGTCGGTTGTATTTTCCGACATGATCTGGAAATTCCATTATTAACCAAAGAATTGGTACAATCAGTATTTCCAAAATTGATTAGATAATTAAATTATGGAACCAACTAAAGAAATAATTCCTGGTTTTAAATTACCAGATAATGAAATATTGATGATTGCGGAAAATCAACCACAATATTTAACACTTCCTGCCTGGAAAGGTCCGGAAGGATTGAGGGTAACCCGTTGGAAATTATCTTGGTCGGAGAGATTACAGATATTATTTGGTGGTAGTATTTGGGTAACTATTTTAACTTTTGGAAAGAAGTTACAGCCACTTAAATTAGAAACTACTTGTCCAATATCAGGTAGTACAATGGAAGATGAGGAATTATGAATGAAAATGAAATCGATCAAAATTTCCCTTCGCTAAAATCAGGGAATAAAACAATACCTTTTGGATGGGTACAATGGAAAGGTACTGATGTTTGTTTAGACATACATTGTGAATGTGGAGAACGTACACATTATGATGGAGATTTTTGTTATCATATCAGATGTGGTAATTGTGGTCGAATTTATGAATGTGACGGACATATAAAATTAAATCTTTTAAATTTTGAACCAGAATTTACAAAAACTAGTTATTGACATCCATAAATAGAAGTGATATACTTAATTTTATGATAAATGAAATACAAAAATACTTATTTCCAGGATTGATAATTTTAGAAAGTCTTGGGGCGTCTATTATGTATGGATTTTCAGGTGATTATAGACGCATGATTTATTGGTTTGCCGGGGCGGTTATTACCTCTTCGGTTACATTTTGATGAGTTACAGCGGATGGGCCAGTTTGGTTTAAGCCGCCTGCCTTGGGCGCAGGACACTTCGCAGGTTCAAATCCTGCTCCGCTGACATTTGTAAGTTTTGGTATCGTTTAAAGTGTATAGGACAGTGGGCATATGCGGCCTGCATATTATGGTGGGCTTTAGGGCAGCAACGACCATATACCAGAAGCAAATTTTAGGGAATTATAATACCTGAGTATATCGAGCATAAGGAGAATGCAGATGAGTATGGCAACGCTTGAACGTGCTGTGTTGGCGGGCGCAAAACTCGTTTTCAAAAATGCGAAATTGAAAATGAAGGACATACAGGAGTGGTCTACGGGAGAAGTAAAACCGCATGACGGGGAAGTTGCCGCGTGGGTTCCTGATCCTGGCGTTTTCGTCGCAATCAAGGTCGAGAGCGACAAAAGGTAGTCATGTTTTAATTAGGAGGTTCCATATGACGTATTAAGTTAACCTTAAAGGAGCGTCAAATGGCACGTAGAAAATTAATTATTCGTTGTGGATGTAGAACATGTACTTACGGACTTCATGCAGGTTATGGATTTGAAATGGATAAAGCAGTAAGAAAATTACGTTATCATACTAAGCGGCTATTAAAATTGGAGAAATATGATGATGCTGAAACTTTAACAGTCGGTTGTTCTTATACCGATTAAACGATATTGCTATATGATCTTATTTGGATGACGAACAAGACGGGGTTTCGATTACCCCCGCCTCCACCAAAACTCTCCATGATTTACCAATTATGGGGGCGTCAAGGTATCGATTGGCGTATATCAGGATAGGGGATAGCACGGTGTAGCAACTGTCCGTAATCAGAAGAAAACAATAAACAACGAAGACAACTTCGAACTACCATTAGCAGCGTAAAAGCTGTTAAGTAGCAGGGTTTTTTATGGAGCCTTGTAATCAAATTCCATAAAGAAAGATTTTTATGGAATTAAAAAATAAAGGTATTATTGAAAATAGAAACATTATTGTAGATTGGAATTCTTTAAAGGATTTAAAAAAGAATATCACAAATTTACAAAAAAGACGGAAAAAATTATTACGTGAGATTGGATATAGAGAAATAAATTTTAATGGTTCTAAATATAATATGGATAAAATTTATCCAATATTTGAATCCATTTTAAATACTAATTTAGATGATTTATATAACTCCTGTGATTTAACTCCAAAATATTATGTATATGTTCATTGTAATCCTGAAATACCATTAAATATAACCAACATAAAACATATTTTTTGTGGTAGCCAATTTAAATTGAAATATGAACCTATTTATGTTGGTAAAGGTGTTGCTGATAGATTTCTTGATTTAAATAGGAATGATTCTCACCGAAAGGTTAGAAGTAAATTAATTCTACATAAAAAAGATTTACTTCCTATTAAAATTCAAGAAAATTTAACAGAAGGACAAGCATATTCATTGGAATCTAAAATTATAGATATTCTTGGAATAAAATGCTTATCCAAACACGGAATATTATTAAATTTAGATGAAGGAAAGAATCCTATTGAACGCCGAAAACTATATCCTCCATCGGAATTATTGAGAAGTCTTTTATTAAAAAATGGATTTGAAATTTCTAAATTAAATTCCAACCGACCATAAATACCATAATGAAAACAATATTACTATTTGTGTTTTTACTTTTACCCTTAAATGCCCAACTATTTATAGATAAACAAGTGACCTGTATATCCCAAGCAATTTATTATGAAGCGGGAAATCAAAATACACTTGGAAAAGAAGCAGTTGCTTTTGTAATATTTAATCGGGCGCAAAAATATAATATGACTCCATGTGAAGTAATAAACCAAAGAATAAATGGCCGTAAACAATTTACATTTATTTCCAGTCGTATAAAATATTGGAATCAATATATTACATCTTTTAAATTAGCACAAAATATGTATTGGAATTTTTATGATTATGATGATCCTACACATGGTGCATTATTTTTCCATGCAGTATATATTCATCTACACTGGCATTGTAAAAAAATAATTCGAATCCAAGATCATATATTTTATAAGTAGTTGCATTTCTTGTTATTATGTGTTATAATAGTATTATATGAATAGAGAACAGAAACTAATCGATCTTTGCTTTCAAATGGTATTAGTAGCAACTACTTATCCAGGCATCGCATGGTTTAAAAGAAAATCTACAACAATGGAAATGAAAGCTAATTGGGTAGCGGAACAATTACGTGGCTGTGGATTCGATACTTCTCCTTGTTGTTCCTCTTGGGGAGTTTTAAAACAATGACACCCTGGAATCATGGATATGTTGCATTTTTAAACGATTATTCAGTTGATACAAATCCATATCCTAAAGATGGTGATGAAGCGATTGAATGGGAACGTGGATATGATACCGCAGATAGAAATGAATTAATGATTCGGTTGACCTTTAATTTTTGGCCGGATAATACTATATGAAAAAGAAATTAACAGATGAATCATTTGATATGTTATTTATAGATTCTCCATTATATCAACTGACTCCGACGACATTTGCATTAGAAATTGAAAAATTGGTAAAATATGATCGAATGGATTATTTAGATGCTGTAGTAACTTTATGTGAAAAATTCGATATTGAATTCGAAACAATTCCAAAATTATTAAGTAAAACAATGAAAGAAAAAATTGAAGTATCGGCATCTAAAAGAAAGTTAATGAAATTATGATACACAATAAAAGAAACTTACGGTTATATTGGAGTGTGGAGGATTAATAAATGACGCGAGAAGATGCAATCAGATGCAATCCAGATAAGCGAACAAAACGCATTTTTGCCACTATGTGCGTTTATTGCGGTTAACGAGTGCACCGCTGAATTATCGCGGGCGATGGGTATTCATGGTACAATGCGCGGAATGCACGAAGGCTACGCTGTGATTCTCGAAGAATTAGACGAGCTATGGGATGAGATCAAGAAACGCAAACCCAACATGCAGGAAGTTCGTAAGGAAGCTATTCAAGTTGCTGCAATGGCAATGCGTTTCGTTGCCGAAGTCTGTGGGGAACAGCAATGAACTATTCTCAGAACAACGATTTGAGGAAAGCGGAGGATATGATATGGTAACATTATGGATATTGTTAGGAACTTGTCTCGGCCTTGGTTTAGGAAAAGTTGTCAGCAACGTATTGGATTACTTCTTGAAGCGGGCGTGTCGCGTCTATCCATATGGTAGCGACCAGAATCCGCAACGTGTTGTAGTTATATCTGAGTTAAGGGATGGAGACATGTTTATGGGTAATCCGAAATATCCCTGTCAAAAATTGCCACAGTATTCTGCATCTGTAGGGATGGATAATCCGGAATATCCGGGCGTGTATGTGGTGTCTCTTGGAGGATTGGTGTCAATGAATGGTACAATTTGGGGCAATATGGATAATGGTTGGGTTGTTGATGGTTACCGGCCGATTGATAAGGAAAAGCTTTTGGTGGCACTCAACTCCGGCAAGTTTGATAAATCATAATTGCATTGTAAACTTTACTCGATTTGTTTGTCAACTCAATGCATAATTATTGTAAACATAAGATCCTGTTATTGTCAACAACTGGTTATGTATGGTTTATTGTATATGGAGGAAAGTAAATGAAAATTACATTTGAAATGGATAAAGAATCGCGGTTGGCCGGTGATGTAGCACTTGATGCGTTATGGTATGCATATAGATTAGGTCGTGAACAAACCGGACAAGAATTGTATATGGTTGGATTTTCTGGTTGTGAAGAAAATAAAAATTTCTGTATTGTATTGGATGTAAAAGAACTTTTATAAAATGTCTCCATATGAAGCCTTTGAAATTTATGTGGCTGTAAAGACTCATTTTAATAATCCATCTTTTGATTTCCATAAATTTAATGGTAAAACAAGATTAACTACCAATTCATTTGAATCCCGTGATGATAAATCTTTTTTCTATAGAATATGTAAAAAGTATTCGCGTGCCAAATTAATTGATTTATTTGTTGCCAATTTTGTAGATAATCCTGGAATGTGGATTGGAGATTTTCTTTTAGATAAATCATCTGAAGAAATATATGCCGAATGGCAAAAAAGAATTGAAAGTCTTTCATACCATTTTTCTGAAGAATGTACCGGATTATTAGAATGGATGCAAACCAATGGATTTGAATTTAATGATCTTTTCCGAATTAAAGATTTTGATCATCCGATTATAGTAAAAATGGCATTACAAAAAGTAATTAGTTTAGAAACATTTATCATTTTAGATCGTATATTGGATTTCGGTAGAGTATTTGACAGGCGTTTAACCGATGTTATTTGGAAAAACTTCTGGTTGAAAATTCAGAAATATTCTCCTTTTATAAATATTGATTTAGAGAAATCAAAAATGATTCTCCGAAATAAGATGGTAAAGGAATACAAATATGCAACCACAAGTAATCGATCTCGAAAAATATAATGTCATTTGTAAGAAATTTGAAAAGGCTGTAGAAAAAGCAAATAATGAAATTGCAATGCGCGGTTGTTTAGAAATAGAAATTGCTTCTTTAAAAGAAGAACTTAAAAAGGCATACCGCGAAATTTCGGAGTATAAAAGAAAGAAATGAAAAAATCAAAATTTGAATTAAAAATTGAAACGGATGATCTGAATTTAGTACGGGCAATAAATCAACATTTACTTAAATCCAAAAATTATAGATTAATTACAACAGAAGATACAATGGATTTAATTGAACCACCCGAATTACTGAATGAATCAGCGGCCGCAGTTCAACCACCGGGTACATTATTTGAAATTCCAGATGAACAAATGGATTATAAGAAAAAAATGGAAACTTATCCAGATGGGACACCAATATGAAATTGCTTTTAATTCTATTATTAACAGTTGTATCATTCGCTCAAACCCTTTCTGTTTCAGTAAGTCCTCTTACTGTTCCGGCCGGAGGTACAGCAACCATTGGTGTAAGTTTTACAGATTGTTCACCATCTTGTAATATCGCCGGGTTACAAGGTACTATTTTATCTTCGGCTTTAATTCCTTCCGTTAATTCGTGGGTATTAGGAAATTCATCTGTTGCTTCACAAAAAATTGTAAGTATAAAGGGTCCTACTTTTATTGCAATTGGATCTGGAGGTGGCACTGCAAATTGGTCATTAAATAATACATCATTTGGATCTGGTGTAGTTTTTTATGGTTTAGCAATTACCGCTCCTAATACTTCTGGAACAGTTCAAGTATCATTAACAAATCTTGTGGCTGTTACTAATAATGGAGCTCCAATTACAATTACATCACCAATACCCGCTACACTTACTGTTGCATGTAGCATATATGCAATTACTGGAGATTGTTCGCCATCTATTACTGATGTTCAGGAGATGTTACAAGCGGTTTTTAATTCAAACTTATGTGTTGGTAATTTATCAATTATTGGCGATAATAAATGTACCGCAGTTGATGTAATGTTGGAAATTTTAGCAGCACAAGGGAAAATACAATAACCCTTGACAAATGTATAGGAATGTGTTATAATATAAATAATAGTGAGTGGGTTTGGTGCAGTCGGACATAATGCAATCTTTACCCGGGCGAAACCCACTTATCTAAATCAATCTTCGTAATGCTTCAGGTGACAATATAAAGGAAATAAAACAAGCAAAAATGAGTTGGGCAAATTACAAAAAGCAAAAAACAGATTTTACACAAATAAGCAAAAAAGTAGATGAAATGGGTGGAGTAAATAAGTTTAAAGACTCTCGTTTCTGGAAACCTACTGTGGATAAAGCGGGAAATGGTTCCGCAAAAATAAGATTCTTACCGTGTCCTGAAGGGGAAGATCTTCCCTGGGTACAATATTACGAACACAATTTTGACGAAGATGGAAGTTATTTTGTTGAATTGTGTCCAACATTATTGGGTCGTGATTGTCCAGTATGTAAAGCAAATGGAATATTGTGGAAGTCTGATACTGGAGACAAAGAAAATGAAAAGATTGCCAGTAAACGTAAACGCCAAGTAAGATATGTTTCTAATATCATAGTTTTGAGAGATACTGAAGAACCTGAAAATGAAGGCAAAGTATTCCTTTATCAATATGGTGTTAAGATCTTTGAGAAAATTAAAGCGGCATTAAAACCAAAGGATCCAGATCTTCCAAAAATCTATGTATTTGATTTGTTTGAAGGCGCTGATTTTAATTTGGATATTAAAAAGGTAAAGGGATTTAGAAATTATGATGATAGTAAATTCCGTGAAACCCCTTCTGCACTTTTTGGTGGTGATGAACCCAAATTAAAGAAACTTTATGAGGAACAACTTTATAAGTTACAACCTTTTAAGGAAGAATCTAAATTCAAATCATATGAAGATTTGGAAAAGAAATTTAATGAAATAGTAAATGGTGTAAAAGGTAACGTTCAAAAGAAAGCTGATGAACTTTTTGGAGAAGATAAACCGCCTGTAGAGGAACCATTAAAGAAATCTTCCAGAAAACCAAAGGAAGAAAAGGAAGTGGTTGCTAAAAAAGAACCTACAACTGAACCGGAGAATTCTGAAGATGAAGAAGTTACAGTAGAAGAAAATTCAGATACTTTGGATTGGTATAATAAGTTAGCTGAATAATTCGACTCACATACCAAGTGTATGCTGAGATCATGATCCGCTGATATGCGGAGATTGCAGAAACAAAAATAGGGCATGGTATGTTTCAAGTACCATGCCCTATTTTTTATAATGGTTATTAACCGCCAAATTGGTTGCGATGACGGGAATCT